CGATCATAAAGACAGATATGGTGCCTGAGACATACGTGCTGGATGAACACTGGGTGTTATGCGTGGGCAGGGAGAACGGCAGCTACATCATCAATGACCCCTGGACGGGAGATCGGATCAAATTCGAGGACAGGTATAAGAAGATATTGAGTGTCAGCACGTTTGATTTCAAGGGAGAAATACCTTCCCGGAAATTGCCGGCCAAAAAAAGCAAAACGATCAAACATAACAAGGCTAAATGCCTGAAATGCGGCGAGATCCTCGAAAGTGAAACGGTGCACGATTTCAAGACTTGTGAATGCGGCAATTTATCCGTGGATGGCGGAAAGGAATATATTCGGCGCTGTTTCAAAACAATGGAATGGGAAGAGTTATCAGAGGCTGAGGAGGAGGAATGATGGAAGGAAAGAAAATTTACCTTGGTTGCCAGATATCTGGTTCATCATACGATGATGTTATGCAATATCTTGATGTAACAGAAAAGCGGCTTGAGAAAATGGGGTATGAAATATTTGCACCCATGAAGGGCAAGCAGGAGCTCAGGACAGAGAAAACCCTGCGCTCTGAGGGATACAACACTCCTACCTCAACCAATCACGCCATTTTCGAGCGGGATATGTGGATGGTCTCCCAGTGTGACATTTTTTACCTGAACCTGGATCACCCTGACACCGTTTCCATAGGCGGGATGATGGAGCTGGCGGTTGCATCATACCTGAGAAAACATACCATCGTGGTGATGCCTAAATACAGCATCCACCGACATGCTTTTGTGTTAGAAGCCGCTGATGTTGTTTTTGAAAGCTATTTCGATGCGATGCGATATCTAAGAACCCTGGTGGCAGGGCCATCCGAGGAGGAGGAAAAAGAATAATTAGAACCAAAAACCAGTACATCTGGGCTTGACAAGTAGAATCAACCCATATATACTGGTTAAATAACTGCAGACCTGATGTAGTTCGGGTCACCCGTAGAGATGAGCGCCTACGACTATTCATTAGTCGTGGGCGTTTGCATTTTAACCCCACGAGAAAGCGAGTGGGAAAATGGAAGTCTTTGTTGCGGGTTTACCTCTGGTTGCTGTTATTCTCGCCCTGGTTGAATGGTTCAAAAAGGTCAACATTCCATCCGCCGCCTTGCCTTATGTGAGCATGGCGGTCGGCATTGCCATTGGCATTGCGTTTCAGTGGAGCCAGGCTCCATTGGCTAACTTTGCCGAATGGTTCAATGCGGTCATCTTCGGCCTGGCATACGGCCTGATGGCGTCCGGACTATATGATGTAGGCAAGTCAATTACTGAGACAGGTTAATACTATGAGCACCGACCAAATTGTCACGGTCATTGTGGCGATTGTTGGTTCTGGCGCGCTGGGTATCCTGATCAATTCGATTGCCTCAAGAAAGAAAGTACATGCTGAATCCGGAAAGATAGCATCCGAGTCTCATGCCATTGACCAGGAGTGTTTCAATAAAACGTTGGAATCCATTGCCAGGGCTGCTGACCAGATCAGTGACGTATCCTCTCAGCAAGTCAATATGCTGTATGAACAGTTGAGCCGTCAAGATAAGCGCCTTACAGAGCTTGAGGATGAAATCCGGAAACTACGCGACAAAACAAAAGCCGATGATATGACAATTGCGACCCTGCAAAAAGAGAATAGCCAGCTAAAAAACCAGGTCCGGATGCTGGTCGATGAGAACACAGCAAAGGACGTTGTTATTGATAACCTGCGGCGCAGGGTAGACGAGCTTGAGGTCAAACTGTTATCTGTAGAAAGCGCAGAAAAGCGCCGGCAGGATTGTGAATGACCAAACGCAGTGCCCGCATTTGTGTGCACCCAGGGTGTCCGAACATAGTCCGTACCCCTGGTGTTTCACGGTGCCCCCTGCATCAGGCCGAGTATGAGCGTACTCATGATGCCCGCCGTCCAAGTGCGTCACAGCGTGGGTATGACAGCAGATGGAAAGCGGTCAGGGATAAGTTCCTGGCCGATCATCCATTCTGTGAGATGTGCGGAGCGCCTGCAGAAATTGCACACCACGTTATCCGTAAGCGTGTTGGTGGTGTAGATGAAGGAGCTAACCTGGTTGCACTATGCAAGCAATGTCATGGTCAACACCATGCCGCCACGGGTGAAAGTTGGAAAAAACAAAATGTTTATTAGAAATTTATTTCTATATGGGTAAGGGCTGTTAAATCTCTAAATATATTTACAGCCAAGACCGAGGCGGCAATCAAAAATTTCTGTGTACGGGATGGAGAATGCCAGGACCAACACCAAAAGACCCAAAGATCAGGCAGCGTAGAAACAGGGTAACTACCCAATCTACGCTTGATGCCGCGTCGGATGGGCGCAGACGCCGGCCGTCGTTGCCGGCTGGGATCGACTGGCACCCGATGACCGTTGCCTGGTGGCGGGATGTGTGGCGCAGCCCGATGGCCCGGGAGTTTTTGGAGGCTGACAAGCACGCGCTTTTTCGGATGGCCATTCTGATTGACCGGTTTTGGCTGGAACCAACCAAGGAACTGGGTGCTGAGATCAGGCTGGAGCAGCAGGCCTTTGGGTTGACGCCGATCGACCGGCGCCGGCTGCAGTGGTCAATGGATAATGGCCGGGAGAGTACGGATACCAGGAAGATTGCAATTGCACAGGTGAGCAACAGCAACCAGGATGAAAAGGATCCGAGGAATCTGCTGACATGGGTGGTGGCACCTGAGCCAGAACCAGTGCCAGTACAAGAGCCTGAGGTGAACGGGGAATGACGATTCTGACGGTGCCAAAGCATGATGAGATCCTGTGGCCAACTTTGGGGCCGCAGGTTTGTGCATTCATCGAATCGTACCTGGTGTTTGGTCCGGGGGATCTGCGGGGTGAGCCTGCCAGGCTGGATGACGAGAAGCGGGCACTTATTTACCGGATGTATGAGGTATACCCGGCTGATCATGTGATGGCTGGGCGGAGACGGTTCAAGCGGTGCGCTATTTCCCTCAGAAAGGGTACCGCGAAAGCGTTAGCACTTGAAACACCATTACCAACGCGCTATGGATGGACCACAATCGGAAACGTACAAATCGGTGATGAGTTATTTGATGAGCATGGGAAACTGTGCCGCGTAATAGCTGTTTCCGATGTGTTCGAAGGTCATACGTGTTACGCAATGAAGTTTAGGGATGGAAGTGAAATCATTGCCGATGCTGGGCATCGTTGGTATACCGAGGAGTTGCGGCACCGACCATACATCGGGAGTATCAAGACAACCGAGGAACTGGCTGCATCTGTTACGATCCGGGCAGATGGGGCTAGAAACCATAGAATACCTGTTGCGTCTCCATTGGAATTGCCTAATGTTGAATTGCCTATTGATCCATGGATATTTGGCGCTTGGTTAGGTGACGGGCGTACTGATGATGCTGAATTTACTGTTGATGAGAAGGATTACGGTCATTTTTGTGAGCGCATAGCAGCAGCGGGATATTATACAACCGACCCCAAGCCAGATGCGCGACGGCCAAGCACCTTAGCCGTACGGGTATCGGTATCTCCAATCGGAACAGCATATAACAATGGTCGTCCAACTCTAAAGGGATTGCTTCGCTCTATTGGAGTTTTGGAAAACAAGCATGTTCCTGCTGCCTATTTGAGATCAGGTTACAGCCAAAGATTATCGTTATTGCAAGGTTTAATGGATACAGATGGAACAATTGACAGAACTCAGCCAGGGTGTTGCTGTTTCACATCTACTCTGCTTGTTCTAACAGAAGCGGTTTATGAATTAGCGGCAAGCCTTGGTCTAAAACCATCTTTGCGGGCAAGCAAAACATCATTACGTGGAGCAAAGCATGTAAAACCAGCGTGGAGAGTATATTTTCAGGCTTATGAGGATATACCTGTTTTCAGTTTGCCTCGCAAACGTGATTGCTTAGGATCGCGTCCAGCAAGGACAGCGATGAGTTCTAATCGCCATATCGTATCCATTGATGAAGTGCCAAGTGTACCGACCCGTTGTATAGCTGTGAATTCGGCATCTCACCTATTCCTTGCTGGCAGGTCGATGATACCAACCCACAACACCGAGCTCTCAGCCTGGATCGCGGCGGTGGAGCTGCACCAGGATGGGCCGGTGCGGTGTGATGGGTTTGATGCTCGCGGTAACCCGGTTGGGGTGAGTGTGACTGACCCGTATATTCCGATGGTGGCTTATACGGAAGAGCAGTCTGATGAGCTGGCTTATGGCGCGCTGCGGGTAATTTTGCAGTACAGCAAGATCGCAAATGATTTCGATATCGGGATCGAGCGCATTATGCGTATTCATGGGGACGGTAAAGCGGTCTCCCTGGCAAACAGCCCGAATGCGCGTGATGGTGCGCGTACTACTTTCCAGGTATTTGATGAACCGCTTGCCCTGGATACGCCTATTCCAACATTGAGGGGGTGGGTAAATATTGGCGATATCGTTGTCGGTGACAGCGTATACGGCCGTGATGGAAAACCAGTAAAGGTGGTTGGATTATCACCTATTCATGAAGGAAGGCCATGTTACAAGGTCACGTTTGCTGGTGGTGATGCGATTATCACAGATGCCAGTCATCGATGGAAAGTGATTGATTGGAAAAATCGTCCATTTGGTGAAAAGGTTGTTACCACATATGATATGTTCCTTGCAGGTACAGAAACATTGCATGGTAAACGCTGGAGATTGCCCAGGCATTCTGGTTTTGAAGGTCAAGAAAAAGTATTACCAGTTCATCCCTATGTTTTGGGGTTATGGATAGGTGATGGTGATAAGCGTAATGCAACAATTTCTGTTTGCGCAGATGATCTTGATGAAGTAAAGCAACGGGTTGAATCCTTTGGATACAAGGTAACAGATTGCTTTGTGAAAGAACGAACCCCGTTGATCTATGTAACTACTCTGGATTCGTGCACTGGTATTAATGCAAAGTCGTTAAAAGGCGATTTACATCGGTTGAATGTTCTTGAAAATAAAACAATCCCTGAAGAATATCTTACTTCCTCACGTGAACAGCGATTGTTGTTATTGCAAGGCCTTATGGATGCTGATGGGTATACAACTCCAAGTGGAACTTGCACTTTTGTACAAAACAAACGTGAAATCGTTGATTTGGTGCGAGATTTAATTCAATCTTTAGGAGCACCGGCAACCATCACAGAATCTGTTGATTCAAGGTCGCGCACTGGAAAAATGTACAAGGTACATTTTTCGCCTGAATTTGGTCCATTTTTACTGAAACGTAAGGCAGAAAAATGCCGCGGCAGAGTCAGAATTTCAACCAGATGGCCAACAATAGTATCCATTGAACCATGTGATTCGGTACCAGTTCGATGCATTGCCGTTGATTCGGATGATCATTTGTTTCTGGCTGGGCGCGGGATGCGTTTGACCCATAATACCCATCGCCTGACCTCACCTTCTCTGAGGGCGGCACACCGGACCATGCTGGCAAATATCCCAAAGCGGTTTTTGTCTGATGCGTGGAGCCTGGAGATCACGACTGCGCCGGCACCGGGTGAAGGTTCGGTGGCCGAAGATACCATGGATTATGCCAGGCAGGTGGAGAGCGGGAAGATCGAGGATTCGAGGTTGTTCTTCTTCCACCGGTCGGCTTCGGATAAGCACGATTTGAATACGCCGGAAGGGTTGCGGGCGGCCGTGATAGAAGCAAGCGGGCCGGTTGCGAGCTGGAGCGATATTGACGGGATCATTGACCAGTGGAATGACCCGACTTCAGATAAGACGTTCCTGGAGCGGGTATGGTTGAACCGCCTGGTGAGGGCCAGTGAGCGGGCATTTGACCTGGAGCAATGGAACAAGCTGGCAAATGCTGAGTATGCTGTGCCGAATGGTTCATTGATCACGATCGGGTTTGACGGTGCCAGGTGGCGGGATGCAACAGCGATCGTGGGTACAGAGGTGGCAACCGGTTTTCAGTTCCTGATCGGTTTGTGGGAACGTCCGCAAAACGTGTTGGAGTGGGAAGTTCCGGTGGCCGAGGTGGATGAACGGATTGCCCAGGCGTTCACGCGCTGGAAGGTGTGGCGTTTGTATGCGGACCCGCCATACTGGGAAACCCTGGTGGCAGAATGGGGCGGCCGGTATGGTGAGGAACGTGTGCTTGAGTGGTGGACCAACCGGATCAAGGCTATGGCGTATGCTATCAAGTCGTTTAACAATGCGATCCAATCGGGTGAGCTGAGCCACGATGGGAGTGTTCACCTGGCAAGGCACATTGGGAATGCGTGCAGGCATCAGATCAGTTTACATGATGACCAGGGTATTCCGATGTGGACGATTTACAAGGAACAGCAGGAAAGCCCGCACAAGATCGATGCTGCGATGGCAGCTATTTTGAGCTGGGAAGCGCGCTGTGATGCGTTGACTGCAGGGGTGAATGTTCAGCAGAAAAGCGTGTACGAAACACGCGGTTTGGAGGCGGCATGATGAAGCGGAGAAGGCAGGTTGTTGTGAACATGAAGGCGGGGCATACTTTCCGCGGAATCATGTGGAGCTGGGGCTTTTTGGGCGACCAGGTTGTTTTGAAGCAGGCAGCTATTTTGAAGCCTGGGGGTGAGGCGGTGCACATGGACGGTGAGGTGGTTTTGTTCAAGCGCGATGTTGATTTTATCCAGGTGCTGCGATGACCACGATCATCAGCCAAAGTACCCTGGTGGATATGCCCGCGAACTGGTGGCCAGCAAGTGTGTCACGCAGTTTGACGCTGTATGATAACTATTCATACGATTATTCAACGCTGTATAAGACGCAGCCGAATGTGCGGGTGTGTGTGGATTTCCTGGCGCGCAATATTGCGCAGCTGGGGCTGCACGTCTACAAGAGGCTGGAGAATGATGACCGGGTGCGGGTGCGCGACCATGGGATTGCGAAATTGCTTGACCTACCCCTGCCTGCATCGTACAAGGTGACGCAGTACAGGCTGCTTGAGAGCCTGATGGGTGACCTGGGGGTGTACCACAGTGCGTTCTGGTTGAAGCTGCGTAATGATAATGGCCTTTACGGGCTGCTGCGGATCCCGCCGGTGTATGTGACGGTGAGCGGGAGTTTGTATCCTACAGGATACACGATCAATTATGCGGATGGTCCGAAGAAGTATGAACCACTGGATAT